CATAGACATTATCATTAACTTCCTCGCACCCGTTGCACCCCGCCACCCTGACGTGGAGTCCATCCACAAGGTCTGTTGCGTCGGCTACGGTTATTTTACCCTCTGATTCCTGCGAAATTGCCGTTATAGCGACTTTATCGCCCCCGTCAAAGGTCAGGCCGCTATCGACAAAGAAAGCGTCTTTTGGGTCGTCCCCGAAGTTTTGAGGCATGAAATATTCGATATACTGCTTTACAACGCCGTTTATTGTCCTCTCAACACATACCCAAGCCGTGTCCTCTGAAGTGTCCGAGGGGATTATAGCCACGCTCTTGAATTTGCCGGCGGTGTTCCACCCTGTTATCAGGCGCGACCACGCCACGACTTCCTCAAGGCGGTTGTAGGTCAGCAAAGGCATCTGCCCGTCCTCCCGGCAAAACCAGAGAATCGGGTCGGGGAAGATTTGTGTCGCTAAATCAATGAATCCTGACTCCCCTATATGGTAGGCAAGTCTTGTTAAGTCCGGAGACTGATACCCGTCTTTTTCAAGCGAATATGCAAGCTCACGCACCCTGCGGCTGCCTCTCTGGACATAGACCACGGCATCGCCCATCATTGTCGCCTGTATGTTGCCAGAGCCGTTCTGCGCCTGTCTTTTGGCGTTAATTGAATCAACGCTCAATAATCCGTTCTGGTCGCCGCCGAACTTCCATTCACTGTCAGTGCAACCAATCATTAAGTAATTCTGCGGAACAAGCCAAGAAATCCGCCCTATTGTTCCGGACAGCATTGAATATACGAGCGCCGCATCGTCAAGACTGCTTTGCGTGAAGTTATAAAAGTCTCCTGCTTTTGATAGATATACTGTCAACGGATTTGCGAATGAGCCTGACAAAACAAAGCGCTCATCAAAGAAACCGCAGACCCCCGGCCACTTACTTGAAATCGCCCCGCCAGATGTGTAGGCATTGGTAAAGGTGGATGCCTGTAAGTCAACATTGTTGTCGTCTATCACGGTGACATAAAATACACCGTTGGCCTCAACGCAGCCATTAACCCCTTCGATACCGACTCGTTGTCCGGGTTCAAATCCGTGCTTGGATAATGTCGTTACCCTGATAAGCCCAGCGCCGTTGTCGTCGCAGTCTGTAATTTCGTGATAGACAAACTGCCCTGCGCCTTCGATTGTTCCCCCGGAAACGTAGGCATGAGCATAAACAGAGCCTTGTAGGACAACGCTGTTCGCGTCAATAACTGTCACTATCCACGTTCCGTTTGCTTCCGTCGTGCCGGTGACAGCTTCAACCCGCGCCATATCGCCTGTTTCAAAGTTGTGGGCACGGACTTCTACTTTCACTTCCCCGCCGGAATTGGAACACGCCACAACAAAATAGCCGACCTCTCTGACACTCGTTCCGCCAGATACATAGGCGTTGGCGTAAGCCGAGCCGATTAAATCAAAGGCAGTATCGTTTATTACGGTAATGCGCCACGTTCCATTCGCCTCGATTGTGCCGACAACGCCGGTGATGGTCACGCTGTCGTTGTTCTGATAGCCGTGGGCAGCGCCAGTTGTTATTCTGACTGCACCGGCAGAGTTTGTGGCGTTTGTAATAGATTTATATGAGCCAGATGTCGTCTGTTCGCTCGACGTGAACTCAATATCTGTCAATGTCCAATCAACATGGGATGTCCGGGTCAGCTTCTTCGGGTGGTGTCCCTTATGGGTAATAAAGAGCACGTCGCCTGATTGTGTAAGGCGTATATCCCGCAGCTCGGTGTGCTTGTATTGGGTTGCTACTTCAACGGGGTTGCCGCCGCTGGTAATCTGGCCGCCGTCGGTATAAAAACGAATGTAGTAATCACCAAACTCAAGGATATACGCTTGGTCATTATTGAAAACAAAATTGCGTAAAATGGTAGTCTTATCGCTGTATTTCGCCTCACAGACGAAATAAGTGCCGGGACGCTTGAACGCTCCGCCCTCGACATGAAGAAGAAAGTTCTCAAGAGTTCTGCACCCTGAGAAGTATTTTGCTATATCAACTCTTGCGTCTAATCGCCGGGATAATTCCCCGGCATTGAACGCTGAAACAAATAAATTTGCTCGCGGCATCTGGACTCCTTCTTATCGGTCAATCCACGAATAGCCGCCTTTCTCGTCAACAGAAGCATTTTTAGCGTGAAGCGCATCGTCCTGTCGGGCTTTCATAATATCCCTTTCGGCTTCATCCATTATTCTATCACGCAGGGCTTTGTCCTGCACCATACGATACGTTATCTTTTGGGCGATTTTCGCCGCTATTGCTTTTGCTAACTCAGGCGTTATTGAGGTCGGGTCTGTTATTCGTGCGTCATAAATAATATTCAGTGGACTTTCGGCGTCCGTGAGAATGTATCTACCCTCTATCTCGTAGTCCGGCTCATTCTCTATCTTTACCAGAGTCAGACACCACGGAGAAGCGGGTAAAAGGTAGCGGTAATCCCACCCAAACGCGGGGGCAGTTGAATCAACCGTCAGCTCTCCCCTCCGCCGAGCGTCACGCCATCCGAGCAATTTATTCTCCGCAATAACTTCATCGGCGGCATCCTGATAAACGTCAGTCCATGCTATCCCGCTAGGAGTCTCTGTTAATGCGGAAATACTTTTCGCGCCTATTCTCAAGAGCGCCATATTGCATATTTTTACCCATGAGTAGCTCACGGTCGTCTCCTTTCAGTAAAGAGTGGGGCAGGGTTTAGCCACCCCACTCTTAATTACCTTCCCGACTTGGTGTTAGCCGGTAGCCTTCTGAGTCTTAATGACCGGAGCTTTTTTATTGGCAAGTGTATCTGCCTTTTTAGTCTCCGCCACTACTTCGTCAGAAAAGTCCCTTTCGGGAACAAAGTGCCGCAATCTGCCTTCATGGTCTTGAGGTAATTCGCTGACATTTTCAACTGCCAGAATTGCCCCAATTTCGTAGAAATGACCATTGTGCCAACAGCGGCGAATACACCGATACGATTTCTTTGACATTGTGTCAAACCTCCTAATCCCCGCTAGTAAGTATCAATCCAAGCGGTTAATTTACCGGCAGTGAAATTCTCAGTGCCGACCGTGTAATAGAGACGCAGGAATTGCAAGCACTCATCCGGAATACGGAACTCCGGCAGGTAACAACCCTTAATCAGAGTTGTCGCACTAATCGCGTGCTCTTCGCCCTGAGCAAGAACGTGAGTCCCGCCGAAATCGGTTGCTGAATCCTGCAATGCTATCGTCAGGGTCGCTGTATCATTGTCAGAATCGAAAGTTTCTTCGACAATGAACCGGATGATAAGCGGAGAACCTGCACCGATATTGGGGGCTGCCGCTCCAATGTCCAAAACGGTTTCGGACGCCGCAGAAGCGGTAATTGCCTGACCATCACTGAATTTATTTTTACTGTCTATCATGGTGTGCTCCTTTCCTAAGCGACCGCAGTTTCGGTATTGACGAGCTGCTCCAACATTCTGATTGGAACGCCCCAAAACCTCGTCACAGGCTGACCAAACGCATTGTCAACGGTATAATTGACGTTGGACTTATCCTTCGCCAAAATATCCAGTTGAGTTTTGAGTTTCCTGTTGACGTAAATGACCGTGCCAGCGCTTCCGCCGGGGTCGGGCATCGCGTTCAGAGCTTCGATAATCTGGTCGTCGTCAAGAGTATTTTCCTGACCGGAGACTTCGATATTGGCGATTCTCTGAGCGCATCTGTCGTCGTGAACGAACAGACCGGCCTGCACAACAAACTGCGTTTCCCACGCATAGTAGGCATAGCCGGACGACGGGGTAATACGCACCTTGCCCTTGTCCTCGAAGTGCAATCCTACGGGAGTGCCTTTCGGATAAACAAGGTGAACGGCGTTTTCGCCCCATTCAACTATCCACATTGACGTAGTGTCGCCGCCGCTTCCGCCTGCTCCGAGAACATTGTCCAGAGATAATGCGTTATAACGGGTGGCGAGGCCATCAATGGATTCGGGCGTGGTTGACCTGTCGCCGTAGATAATCGCATAAGCGAGTTGCTGAGACAGCCCTTCGATATGCAGTTTATCTTCACCTGACCGCACCGCTTGTTTCTTGTCGGCATTGAGGTCGAGGATGGCCTCGTCAATGTCCGAAAAATCTTCCAATCTTCCTATTGGCTCACTGATTTGCTTGGTGGACGCAGCGGTAATTGCCGCGCCTGCATTTGCCTGTCTCCATGTGCCGGAAGGCAGGGCTAACGATTTCGTCCCGATGTGGTTGGCTTTCTGATTCGACTCAACCCAAAAGGCGTCTTGGATAATATCGTTCTTCTGAGCAAGAACATTTGCTATCTCAAGCACGTCTTTGTTGTTGGTGCGCTTTGCCAATTCCAGCATCGTGAACTGACTATTAACTACAACTGTTGACATTTTTCAATCCTTTACGCAGTTCAACTTTTTGACTTTATTTATCCATCGAAGGATAATTAAACGTCCCATCCGGCTGATTCTTGTCCGCCTCATGGCGAGCGCCCTTCAGAAAAACATCTTCCGAAATGGCCTCTCCGAAGAAGGAAAACACTCTCAGCAAGTAGGGGTTATTGCCGAGTCCTGACTCGTCGGCATAGGTTTTAAATCCCGGCACGACCTTTTCAATGTTGTCCACGGTTTTCCGCACGGCGGCAGCTTTCTTATCATAATCACCGCCCCAATCTTTCCGGATAGTCGCTTCAGCTTCGGCCATAGCCTTTTCTGTTTCGGCTTTCTGGTCGGCAATGACTTGTGCGACTGCCTGTGCAACGACTTTTTCTTTCTGCGCGGGAACTAAACTCCCCCCCATTTCTAAAAAGCCCTTCATTAACTTCTCCGCCTGCACTGAATCAACCTCCGCATCTTTGAACATCTTGCGGATTCCTTTGTCAATCTCAGGGGAGTAGCCCTCAGCCTTCTCATCAAATGGAAGTTTGTATTTGTCCTCGGCATCAGGAACACCGCGAACTTCATTTACTTTGGCTCTAAATGCCGCTTTCTCCTCGTCCTTCGCGTCAGCCGAGGGAACAAAAAGAGCATTTTTCGACTTTCCCGCAAGCTCAACATATTTGCTTCCCAAGTCTTTAACTTCCTTGATGTCGGTCAGCGCTTCATGCTGTTGCAGGTCAGGCGGCAACGCCGCTTTCCACCCTAAACCTTCGTTTGACTCTGTCATAATATTACCTCTCTCTTTTTATTTCAGCAGTTATTCCGCTGATTTACGCCTACTTTATTTTATAAACCGGCAGTATGCACCCTATACGCTACGCGGACTGATAGCGTGGTATCGTTTGATGCGTTTCCTTCAAATTCACCGTCGCCGGTATTAAACAGTTCAACCGCTTTGTTCACGGCGTTTGCTGCGGCAAGCGTTGGAATTGTCAACGGATAAATGCTGGCTATGGTGTCTGCGTTTGCGTCAATAAAACCGGTCATTTCTATTGCCGCAGTTATATCCGTGCCAGACGTATTATATTGGACAACAAGGTTGTCAGCGGACTCTGTGAGAACTTCACTGCCATAATTCAGTATAAGCGTCACTCTTACCAATTCGACGAACTTATCCGCGCCCGGAGCTGCTACCAGCGTGAGAGGAGCTGCCCTCAGTCCCTTAATACAGGCATTATTACACGCCACCGTGGTATTATAAATAACGAGGGAATTATCGAAGGCGATTGACGCTATCCCGCTCGCCGCGCCAGTAGTAGAAATGTCCCAATCGGAAGAATTTATTTCAACAGTTCCGCCGTTATTTCCGATAGTCGCATTACCATTTACCGCCAATGTCGAGGAGAGTGTGGTCGCGCCGGCCACAGTGAGTGTGCTTGACACCGAACCAGCTCCCGTAATTGTGGTCGCGCCAATGATTCCCGTTGCGCCTGTCAGCGTCAGAGTGCCTGCGCCATTTACCTTAATAACATCAACGGAATTGGCGGTGACAAGCAAGGCATCAACGTCGGTATCGGCGCTGACTACTTCGAGAACCGTTCCATCGGTGGCGTTGCCGGTCTTTTGTTCAATCCGCACTACGGAAACATCACCAAACGCCCCCAAACCCTGAAAGTTAAACATATCACCGTCAGTCTTGGTAGAGGTAAGGGTCTGTGCAAACGTGGTCATGGCGTGGGTTTTAGCCGCGTCAGGCGACGTTAAATCATCCCATGCCGAGGCCGCCGTTGACACATCGGTTGTCATGGCTACCGTGCCGCTTTTATCCGGCCAAGTAACTGTCCTGTTGGCGGTCGGTGTTCCTTGAAATTTTACTGTAAAAGCAGTCCCGCCAGTTAAATAATAATAATCCGAATAAGTCGCATACCACGCCTTACCCGCCTTGCCGAGAAACCCCGAATGGTTTTTAGCGGGCGAATTTTCCGAAGCACCAAAAGCCGGTGCGACAAACATCGCCAGCAAAAACAATCCGAGCAATCCTTTCCAAAATCTTTTCATTTCTTTCCTCCTTAGTTCAGTGTTTTTATTAACCTTTTATCGTGTTTGACTTCTATTTTATCCGCCGTGACCATTCCCATTCCCCGGATAAAACCCGGAACGGGGACAAAATCCTTTGGCGGAGTTCCCTCTATCGCTTCCCATATATAGCAATAATGCCC